TTATGATGGTTGTTGGGAAATTACAACCAAAGGATTATATAATATTATAAAAATATATAGAAACTCAACAAAAATTCATTTTGAGTTTGACAACAAAGAAGGATTTGTAAAACAAATTAAAAAAATAGATGCTGACGAAAAAGAAAAGAAAATACTACTTGCACAATTAGAAGAAAGTAAAAAACGTTGGCTAAAATTCAAAGAAGAACTTGATGAAAAATTTGGAGAATATATTGATGTTGTTCATCGTGAACTAAGAGAAGACATTTCGCTTTATCCTCACCAAGTAACTGCAACTATGTTTTTGAATGCTGTTCGTAACGGATTATTATCTCATGACATGGGGTTAGGTAAAACTTTGGCATCTATTGCTTATGTTGAAATGAATGGGTTTGAGAAGGTTTTTGTTATAACTCCAAACTCATTGAAATTCAACTATTATGATGAAGTAAAAAAGTTTTGTAATTCTAAGGCACATGTTCTTAAATGGAGACACAATAAATATACATTAGAAGAATCAAAATACATTATAGTTAATTATGAATTTTTCAATCCTAGTGATAAAAAAGCAATGGATAAGAAATTCAAAGACCTTAACGTTGGTCTGATTGATTGTTTGATTTGTGATGAATCACATCGGTTAAAAAACACAAAAGCAAATACCTACAAAAATTTTAAAAGAATTTTCACAAAGAAAATATTCAGGGATGAAAAGGTGAGCAAAATATTCATGACTGGAACTCCAACACCCAATCGTTCACAAGAATTATATACTGTGCTTAATCAAGTCTCACCATTGGACTTTCCAAACAAACAATTTTTCTACGAAAATTATTTGGGTATGCAATATGATCCTGCTGCGTTCGGTGGATGGGTGAAAGTACCTTCTATGGAAGACCTAGAAGCGTTATATCATAAAATTGCACCATTTACGCATCGTAAGAAAAAGAAAGAAGTTCTTACCGATCTTCCTGATAAGATATATCAAAAGATTATGCTTTCTATGGGTGCTAAAGATCAAGCGGTTTATGATGATATTGAAGCTGGTGTAGCCAATGAATTTATCAATGAATATATTGAAAACCCTTTAACCATAATGTTAAGGTTACGTCAATATACGTCATCATTGAAAGCACGTGTAGTGAAAGAATTCATTGATGAAATTATTGACGATGGTGAGAAAGTTGTCATAATGGACTACTTCAAGGATTCATTGAATGAGTTAAAAGCACATTACAAAGATATAGCAGGATTGCATACAGGTGATATATCGGTAGAAGATCGTGCAGCAATAGTAAGAAATTTTCAAAGTGATGATGGAGATATACAAGTATTTCTTGGTTCAATACAGACCTGTAATTATGGGTTGACGTTGACAGCAGCAAGTAAAATATTTTTAATCTCATTGCCGTTTTCAGTTGGTGAGTTTGATCAAGCAATAGATAGATTGCATCGTATTGGTCAAGAAGAAGTGGTACATGCGTTCTCATTTATTTTTGAAGATACTATAGATGAATACGTATTTAGTTCTATAGAGCGAAAGCGAAAAGAAATAGCAAAAGTAATTGACAACGAAGATTATGAGTCAAATGTGACAGAATCAGTAATAAGTGAAGTTATAGCAAAAATTAAGAGCAAACATGGAGGGAGTATGGTTCGCAACTAATTATTATGAAAGTTTAAGTGACATATATATAAAATATGGTTTTTTAGATTGGAAGGAAGATGTTGTAACCGATTTAATTGACGATGAATCAATATTGTTCCTATCAAGAAAAAAATATGGTAATAAAGACCTACAATATTTTAGTTATGACCTAAAACACGACAAAGGCGGTTATATGACAACCGTTGTTCCTGACAATATTATTTGTGCTCTTTGGTTTATAGGTGTTTTTCCAAAAGACACATTTCAGGTTTTTAAAGAAAATCGTTTTGAAAACACAAAATTTATTTATACCTTTGACAAAAAATCTTGTAAACTTAAATGTAAACAAAAATGAGTAAAACTGTAGCAGTCCTTTTTTCTGGAGGACTTGACTCAACCTACCTGATGTGGAAAAACTTAAAGGATGGAAATAATGTACAACCAATATATTGTGAAATTGTAAATAATGAAAACAAAACTCTTATTGAAAAACAACAAATCAAGCTGATTTTAGATGAATTTGCAAAGGAATTTGGAAAGAGAATAAATGTAAATTTTGTAAATAAATTTGAATTAACGGGAAGTAATGTTAATGTAAATTTTCCACAACCTTTAATTTGGAGTTTATCAATGGCATTCGCTGTTGAAGATAACACAGATGAAATACAAGTAGGATATGTGCAAGGTGATGATGCTATTCTATGGCAAAAAGAAATTAGAAAATTATATTCTACAACAAAACATTTCACACGTCATTGCCCTAAATTAAAATTTCCATTATTGGAAGAAAAACTACATAAGTGGAATTTAATAGATGAACTTCCTAATCAATATCATAACTTAATTACAAGTTGTGAAGACCCAAACTTAAAAAATATAGGAATCAGATATAATTATAATTCTTATCGCTCTTTTAGTCCATGTTGTAAGTGTGAACCCTGCAAAAAAATAATCTCACACGATTGTTATGGGTCTGAAATTATTAAAAGGAAATATGAAAGACCTCTCTACAAAACAAAAAAGAGAGATGTTTTAAGTTTTGAGGAAAGAAATAATTTAATTGATGTCAGTCAATTAGAAAAGGAAAGTAAAAAATTATATGTATGAGTCAAAGCAAACAGCAAGTTATCCAAGAGATTCAAAACTTCTTAGAAGGAAGAAACGATGAACTTAAATACATCGTAAACGTTGAAACTGACCCCAACACCAATACCGCAAGCTGTATTATGCATGAACCGGGACACAACCCAAAAATTGAATTGCATAAATACACCCCATTTTTATATATAAAAGATTTAAAAGAGAATGGTTTCCAACTCTACAATGGTGAAGAACAGTTAGTTAAAGCAAAAATGATTGAACATGGTATCGCTCTAAAGAAAATGAAAACGGGCGGTCAACCACGTTTGAAAAACGGTTATACCGTAAAAGTTACAAGTAAAAAATCATTTAACCATCTTATTAATTTCTTTAGGGATGGTGGTGTTGATCCTTATGCAAAATCAAGGGATATCAACAATAACATTATCAAGGATAAAAGAGGTAGAGCGAAATATATTTATCGTCACTTGTTTAGTATTTTGGGTTTAAATGAACAATTCTTCATATCAACAGGTTCTCGTTTATTCAAAGGAATTGAAGAATACAAAGACTTACATAAGTTAACATTTGATATTGAAACAACAGGTTTACGTTGGGAAATTACACGTATTTTCTCCATTGGTATTCGTGACAATCGTGGTTTCGAAATTATTCTTGAAGTTGATAAAGAAAATGATGATAATGCAGAACGTAGACTAATTCAAGATTTTTTCAATACCATTGATTATATCAAACCTGCTGTAATCATGGGTTACAACTCTGAAATGTTTGATTTTGAATTCATTTTAAAACGTGCAACGGATGTATTAAATATGAATTTAAGTGAATTAAAAACCACTTTAAGTGAAACCGAATCCTTACAGAGAAGACGTGCGACTGTTAAGTTTGGTAATCAAACAGAAGACTATACTAAAACAATCATGTGGGGTTATACTCCATTGGATATTCTTCATGCTGTGAAGAAAACAGCAGCGATTAATACCGATTTGAAAAACAATAAATTAAAGTACGTTTGTAAATTCGAAAATATTGCCAAAGAAAATCGAACATATATTGATGGTGAAGATGGTGGTATTGGTAAAATGTGGCATGATAATAAAATTCACATTATAAATCCTGAAAACAATTATTATTTGGAAGTTCCTGATTTTTATCAAGATACTGCTAAAAATATGCTTATCCTTCAAGAAAAAAAAGATAAGTTAAAAGAAAATGAATACAAACAATATAAAAAAGTATTTCTTGATGAAGATAAAAAGTTTGTTGAGTGGTTAAGAAAAGAAAAACCAGCTCTTGGTAAAAACATGAAGTTTATTACAGGAAAGAAAATTCTTTATCAATATCTTTTGGATGATTTGTGGGAAACAGAGCAAGTAGATAATCTTTATAATCAATCATCATTCTTGCTTGGTAAAATAGTTCCAACAGTTTTTGGTAGAGTTGCAACAATGGGTAGTGCAGCCGTTTGGAACTTATTAATGACAGCATGGAGTTATGAAAATGATTTGGCAATTCCTGAA